CCCACGCGTGTGATATCTTGGAAAGTTACTACACAAAGTACAGTCTCTGCTCACCCGCTCCTGCATTCAAGGTCGGTATTGAGGAGGCATCCATTATTAAATACTCCATTAACTCATTCCTCGCAACCAAGGTGATGTTCTTTAATCAAATTTACCAGGTCTGCCAAGATCAAGAATTGGACTTCAACCGTATCGTAAATGCCATCGGCACTGATTCACGTATTGGACGTAGTCACACTAAGGTGCCAGGGTTCGATGCTAAACTTGGCTTTGGTGGTGCGTGTTTCCCCAAGGATACCAAGGCGTTCATCGACTACAGCGATCGCCTGAGTGTTCTACGCGCCGTTGTTGATGCGAACAATAAAGTACGTGCAGATTATGAGTTGGATGACCGTGAAAAAGTTCAAGGTGTTGTTTACAAGATCGCATAATCCATATATAATGTGTATTAACACACACAAGGATAGAAAATTATGTCTGATACTAAAAAACGACTTAATGATGTAACACCTGCTGAGTGGGACAAGGCCCATGCAAATTGGTCTGATAAATCTAAACCCGCACACTTTGAAAAATTGGTAACAACCGATACAGACAATCATTCAGATCACTACTATGATACTGATAGAAATAAATCACTAAATTATGAAAAAGCAGACACCTCCTGGGACAATTGGAAACCATCAAGAACGATTAGTTGAATCTCATCCTGTTGGGTATTGGGACCAAGTATTTCTAAGACTTGCTAAGGAAGTAGCATCTTGGTCCAAAGACCCATCAACCAAGGTTGGTGCGGTCGCCGTTGGTCCGAAACGCAATGTTTTGGCGCAAGGTTATAATGGGTTTCCGAGAGGTATTTTTGATTATGCCGAAAGATATAATGATAAACCTACTAAATACAAGTACGTCGTTCATGCGGAGATGAATGTAATCTATAACGCTACATATAATGGTGTTTCCCTTGATGATGCATCACTTTACGTCTACGGTCTACCCCCATGCTCTGAGTGCGCCAAGGGTATTATCCAAGTCGGCATTAAAGAAATCATCACAGAGACACAAGGTATACCTAAAAAGTGGCAAGATTCATGGGACTTTTCCAAGAGCATGTTTGACGAAGCAGGTGTGACAGTACGGACAATTGGAAGCTAATGCAAAATCTACAGATAATTGAAATGTGCGGTGTAACCATACCGCACTTTGACTTTGATAAAATTGGTGTACAAGGAATAGGTATTAATAATACTCCTATCGTCAATATGGATAAGTATATTGATCACAGTATGGATTCTGAACTTCACACTGAATGTCTGATCGGATTGTCAAGATGCGAACAATACTTTAAACAAGCTATGATCTTTGGCGATATACCACCATCTTCCGGAGTTTCTTGGACCAATATCATAAAGAACTTAGACAAGTATGATCCTACTGGAAATCATCGTCTCGCCATAGAAAAACTCTTAACAGAAGATAAATCATACAAAAGTGTATATCGTTATATGTACTTTGGTATGGGTGCTGCTATTCCGTGGTTCTTTGGACTGTATTTAAAAGATAATGCTTTCTTTGAGAAAACTTCTGGTGGAAATTTAACAAAGGCTAGTGCAGAGTTTCCATTACTTATGGAATATATAAAATCTTTACCCTTTAAAGAAATTGGCAGAATATTATTTTTTGCCACATATCCTGGTGCTGGGGTTATAACTCATAGAGATGCCCACATGACAGACCATAAAGATCATAATATGAATCTATTCTTTGAGGCTGGTAGTAGACCAAGTTATGTTTTTGATGAAATCAATAATGAAAAGATATATTTAGAAAAGGGTGCTAAAAGTTATTTTTTCAATAATAGGGATTATCATGGCGTTGATCCCGAACCCAATTTCAGATACACTCTGAGAATAGATGGCACCTTTACCGATGAACTATGCGAAGAGCTTGGTTTGGTGAATGGATACACATGGCACAATAATTTTAAGAAAGACTATATATGAAAATTCTAATCACCGGTGGCGCAGGTTTCATTGCATATCACCTAGCACAAAAACTACAAGCAGAAGGGCATCGGGTATGCGGCTTTGATAATTACAACGACTATTATGATGTTGATCTAAAGTACGCTCGTGCGCGTTCACTGGCAACAAGAGGCATTGAGGTTATCAAGGGTGATTTGGTAAATCTGGTTGATGTAGACTTTGCTGTTACTACCTTTGCGCCTGAGATTGTAATACACTTGGGTGCATACGCTGGTGTTCGGCATTCACTGGATCATCCAAAATTATACATTGACAACAACATTAATGGTACACATAACTTAATTGAAGTTTGTGAAAAACGTGGTGTTAATAAAATCATTTATGCATCAACATCATGTGTAATGGCTGGCAATGAACTACCTTGGAATGAGAGTGAGAAGTGTGGTTACCAACTCAACGCGTATGGTTACTCCAAGGCAACGAACGAGGCACAGTTCATGGCTAGTAAAATACCCGTAACCATTGGCCTTCGATTCTTTACTGTTTACGGTCCTTGGGGTCGTCCTGACATGGCACTGTTTACATTTACCAAATCCATTATCGACGGCACTCCTATTAAGTTGTTTAACTACGGTGATATGATCCGTGACTTTACTTACGTTGATGATATTGTCCAGGGTGTTAATATTGTTATTAATAGAGCAATTAATACGACACAGAACCTAAAAGAAGTGTATAATATAGGTAACGGCGAACAGGTTCAACTTTTGGACTTTGTGAGTGAAATTGAAAAGAACGTTGGTAAGGAGGCAATTAGAGAATTGGTTGAGAAACACCCAGCCGATACACAGGCTACTTGGTCGGACACAACGAAACTTCAAGCACTTGGTTATAAACCAACAACATCAGTGAAGGTTGGTGTTGCTAAATTTGTTGAATGGTACAAAGAGTACTATGCAATCGTGTAAGTGTTTACATTCATCCGTATTTGTGTTATAATATACTTTTGGAATCATCATGGCAAAATATGCTAATCGCACCTGCTACAGTTGTGGTATACGTTTACCTCAACCAGAGATGGCAGAAAAAATAATTGAGGAAAAGGCAGGACATTCTACTGGCTACGGTACGAATTTTTTGTCATGGTTTGATGAAAAAAGAAAAAATAACATAAATCTCTCTCGCAGAAATTATACACGTAAAAAGAAAGTTTGGATGTGTCCATCGTGTAATAACAAATCATCATGGTTGGAAAATGTACTAGGATTTTTTGTTATTCTGTTTTTCGTATTGCTTTTTATATAGGAACTATATTATGTCCATTATGGATAAATTAAAAAAGAATAGTAAGTTAGATCATACTGAAATTCTATCGGAATCTAAATTCTTCAATGAGAAGGATATGGTTGCCACTGATGTGCCAATGATTAACGTTGCACTGTCTGGTAAAGTTGATGGTGGCTTGAGTCCAGGACTGACGGTGTTGGCAGGCCCATCCAAACACTTTAAGACATCATTTGCTCTTATCATGGCCAGCGCCTATCTGAAAGCATATCCTGATGCAGTGATGTTATTTTATGACTCTGAGTTTGGTTCACCTCAATCGTACTTTGAACAGTTTGGCATTGATCCATCACGTGTACTGCACACACCAATCACTAACGTTGAAGAGCTTAAGTTTGACTTGATCGGTCAACTCGAAGGCATTACACGTGGCGATAAGGTATGTGTCGTTATTGATTCGGTTGGTAACTTGGCTTCTAAGAAAGAATTGGAAGATGCTATCAATGAGAAATCAGTGGCAGATATGTCTCGCGCCAAGGCATTGAAGGGCCTCTTCCGTATGTGTACACCGTACTTGAATATGAAAAATATTCCCATGATTGCCGTTAACCACACATACAAGGAAATCGGTCTGTTTCCTAAGGATATTGTTTCTGGTGGCACTGGCATTTACTATTCAGCAGATAACATTTGGATTCTGGGTCGTCAACAGGATAAGGTTGGCACTGAGATCCAAGGTTACCACTTTATTATTAACGTAGAGAAATCACGGTACGTTCGAGAGAAATCAAAGATTCCAATTTCCGTATCATGGGAAGGTGGCGTACAGCGTTGGTCCGGTCTATTGGATGTTGCTCTCACTGGTGGATATGTTGTTAAACCTAGCAACGGTTGGTATCAAAAAGTCGATAAGTCCACAGGCGAAGTGATTGAAGGTAAATATAGAGAAAAGGATACTCTGAACGAAGAGTTCTGGAAACCTGTTTTTGACACTACGGACTTTGCCGATCATTTGGCTAGATCCTATATGATTAGAAGAGAAGTATATGCAGACCCCGATGGAGAATGAATTAAAAGAAAACGTTGATTATGTTCTAACACCCCTACAGGATACAGAAGATGCTTGGGGTGTTAGGTTCATGACCGGCGATTACGTTGAGACGGTTGTGCAATATAACGCAATCGCCTTTAATGAGATACAAGATCAATTGACATTTAATTTTAGAATTGTTACTACCCCAGACACTGAATTGGATGAGAGTACTGTTGGCCTTCAAACACATGCCGCTGCTATATTGGAGGCAATTATTGAGGTCGGTCTTACTGATGGTAGTGTTCAGTTAAAGGAACGAGAGGAACAAGTTGCAGGTAAATCTTGAACAAACAATCTTACGCAATATTCTTACTGATGAGAAATATATGCGTAAGGTGTTACCATTTATTAAGCCCGAGTATTTTGAGGGTATCTACCGGACTCTGTTTAAAGAGACTGGTAAGTTTGTTGCCAAATATAATAAATTGCCAACATCAACTAGTTTTAAAATCGAGTTGGACCAAACCGATAAGTTGTCGAGTGAACAACATAATATGGCAATGGATGTGTTGCCGCATATTTTCTCTGATGAAAAGGTCGATGAGCAATGGTTGTTGGACACTACTGAAAAGTGGTGCCAGGATAGAGCAGTCTATAATGCGATTATGGAATCCATCTCCATCATCGATGGTAAGCATGAATCGCTTACAAAGAATGCATTGCCTGACATTCTGACCAAAGCACTCGGCGTTGGTTTTGATACTAACATCGGCCATGATTACATTGAAAACGTAGACCTACGGTATGACTTCTATCATACTGAGGAGCAACGCGTTCCATTTGACTTGGATTACTTTAATAAAATCACCAAGGGTGGTTTGCCAAACAAAACTCTAAATATTGCTCTCGCTGGCACGGGTGTTGGTAAATCATTATTCATGTGTCATATGGCGGCATCAGCCTTGACTCAGAACTTGAATGTGCTTTATATCACATTAGAGATGTCTGAGGAACGTATTGCTGAACGTATCGATGCTAATTTATTAAATGTACCTATTGATCAGATTGATAAAATGTCTAAGGATATGTTTACCACCAAGGTGGCGAATATATCTAAACAGACTACAGGCAAGTTGATTATTAAGGAATACCCTACGGGTTCTGCACACACTGGCCATTACCGTGGCTTGTTGAATGAACTCAAACTTAAGAAACAATTTACACCTCAGATCATTTTTATTGATTACTTGAATATTTGCTCCTCATCACGAATGAAAGGAATGGGCGGTGCCATTAACTCCTATAACTACATCAAAGCAATTGCCGAAGAAATACGTGGCCTTGCTGTCGAATTTGACGTACCAATCGTATCTGCAACTCAGACAACAAGAAGTGGATATGGAAACTCAGACGTCGGCCTTGAAGACACATCCGAGTCTTTTGGACTCCCAGCAACAGCCGATTTTATGTTCGCCCTTATCTCAACAGAAGAGCTAGAGCAACAAGGCCAGATGATGGTCAAACAACTAAAGAATAGATATAATGATCCAACGTATCATAAAAGATTCGTTATTGGTGTCGACCGCTCAAAAATGCGCCTTTATGATGTAGAGGAAACTCAACAAACGCTGACGGATGATACCCCAATGTATGATAAGTCACAAGCAGTGAAGAAACAAAAGTTTGAAGGATTTAAATTATGAGTGATTTTGAAACACATGAAAGAGGCACAGCCAAGGAACTTAGATTATCCAGAGCATTGGCCAATGTAGTTAATGACCACTTTAATGAGATGCCAAACGATATTAAAGATGCGTATATGGAACTACAAGCACATTATAACTATAATGTCATGGGTGAAAATTTTGAATGGAATGAATAATGATTGATGTGCTTGATTATAACGAAGATTCAGATGAAGGTCCCGCAACGATGCGTGTATTGCTTGATGCTAAGGCCAAAAAGAATCTAATTGAACTTGGGTTTATTGCATCACTTAAAAGATCCATAGAAGAATATGAAGAAAGTCTAAAGAAATGAAAGCAACACTAATCAGCTTTTCCAAACCTACGAGGCAATTATATGATCAAGGGTTATATGACGCGCAGGACCTTATTGCATACTGCGCCAGAGTTAGCAATCCAGCCAACCAGTTTAATACAGCGACTGCTGAAAAACTGCTCGGATATCTGGCCAAGCACAAACACTGGTCCCCATTTGAAATGGTCTCAGCCTGTATCGAAGTTGAAACAACCCGAGATATCGGCCGTCAGTTACTACGACACCGCTCGTTCTCCTTTCAAGAGTTCTCACAAAGGTACGCAGATCCAACTAAAGATTTGGAAATGGTACTTCGCGAACCACGCCTTCAGGACGAGAAAAATAGACAGAATAGTGTAGAGATTGATATGACCACGGACGATGGTCGGCGTCTTGCTTGGATGTGGGAAGCACAACAGATTAAGGTCCGTGATGCTGCTCGTGAAGCATACAGTTGGGCTATTGATAATGGTATTGCGAAGGAACAGGCTAGGGCAGTATTGCCTGAGGGTCTCATGATGTCCAGGCTACAGGTCAATGGTACCATTAGATCATGGATCCACTACATCGAACTACGGTCAGGCAATGGTACCCAAAAGGAACACATCCAGATCGCTCAGGCGTGCGCTCAGGCGATTACTCAAGCCTTCCCTATGATATCATCATATGTAGAAAGTAATACCTAAGTATTACATAAATCTTATACGAAAGTATTATGTACATTCTCGTTGGTCATGGTATAATAGTACCATACCAACCAAAAAG